CCAGACAAATCTCCTCTTGCTCTAGCGTAAGCATCTGTATATTCTTGATCAGAATAAGGGGAGGCACTTGCAAGCATGTCACCCGTTTTAGGTTTACTCGCTGACAATGTATCACCTAACATACCACCTGCTGTTCCAACACCTAATGCAGTTTTTGTGGTCAACATACCTGCATTTGATAAAGGTACCCCTGCTGTTCCTACTCCTAAAGATTGTAATCCGTAACCACCAACGGCACTAAACGCAGCACCTGTTAACATTGATTTTAAAACGTTTCTATTTGACTCGCCTCTTGCTAAAGCTGAGATGCCTCCAAACCCAGCACCTATTGCGATGGCTAATGGTAATCCCATAAAAATCTCCTTTATTGCCTATAATACCCTTATTTTTGTAGACTATCAACACCCACAGCAACCATTTCGTCTATAAGTCTACCAGTAAATTGATGCTCACCTACATGAGTTATGTATTCATTTATCAAAGCCATACATTTTCCCCCTGTTTTTGTCCATAATCGTGAGAAGGCAAAATCCTCACCTAGATACAATTTTTCATCGGGATCGTAATAAGTATCAAAAAAGTTGTACAAGTTTTTGCGTAATTGTTTTTCTCCATCTATCATTGTCTCTTGCTTTATAGTTAAGTCTGGATATGCTTTTATCATTTTTTCTAAAGCCTCTCTTTTTATCAACAGACAACCAGTCATAGAGTGTGACAATTCAATCATCCCGTCTTTAACTTCTATATCATCTTCTTTGCCTTTAATACGGACTGGAAACATATTACCACTTGTTTTAACTTGTGTAGGGTTCATACTTGGTATACCCCTCCACTTATGTAAAACTTTATCCCATTGTATAACTTTCATAGGGTAAGGAATACTTAACACCTCTTGATCTTTTTCTATCATTTTAAATATAGAATCAGCGCTAAATAATATATCACTATCTACAAACAACAAGTGAGTATAACCAGAGTTTAAAAACTCTGACACACATAAATTACGACCTTGTGTTACCAATGATGATTTCATTAACTGCAACATTATAGGAATTCCCTTTTGATTGCATTGTGCTTGTAATTTAAATACTGACTGCATGTAATGTATAGATACTTCACTGTGGACTGGTGTAGCTACAAATAATTTTATTTTTTTATTGTCCAACCAGTTTGCATCTGGTGTGTATATAGGCTCATAGTTTTGCATTCAAAGCTCCTTGTAAAAAATTTGTCCATTCTAATTTTTTCTTTTCCCAACTATAAAATCTTTTTACAAAGTCTTGTTGTGTTTTTAAATGATTTAATACTGCTGGCTCGTGAAGCGTGGTCATTGCTCCTCGAATAGCGTGAGCAAAAGCTGTCGCTAAGTTACGATAATTTTTATCATAGGTGACATACACAGGAAACTCGGAACAGGTTTCATACAAAGCACCAAAGTTTGTTACTATACACATTAAGCCAGCTGCCATTGCCTCCAGAGCTGCGTTACAACTTGTTTCTTCCCATATACTAGGATAGGCAAACATATGATAACGATAAATATATTTACGTATAAAAGAATGATCTTTATATCCAATGTAATTTACGTTTTCTAACTTTCTTGCTTGTTCATATAAAGGCTCATATATATGTTCATTTGCTTTTTCAAAATCTTCACCATATATTTTACAACTACTAAATACATCTAGATGCACATTACAATCTTGTAATTGTTGCATAGCACCTAACAAAACATTTAAGCCTCTCCAAGGAGTTACGTGAAACAACATACGAACCATATCCCCCTCTTTATAAGGTAGTATTTCTGGAAAGTTAGTCACACCATTTTTAATTACGTGACATTTGTGAGTTGGCACATCAAACTTATATCTAAATTTTTCATAGTTCCAATGTGAATTAAAGACATACCAGTCAAACTTATCGTGATTGGTTTTGTCTTCAAACCAAGGATAAATATTTGGTTGATCATAACTATTTTTTTGCCATAGTATATTTATTTTATCTTCTAAGATTGGTACTTTACCCGGTATAGATGTACATATTTGAAAGTTAGATAATAACTTTTCATCTACATAATGAGATAAAAAATGATGCTGTAACTCTGTTCCACCCCTAGGTAACATTATTTTTTTGTATTAGATACTAACGATAAAGCTTCTGGTGGCACTATGACTTTTACGTCTGTTACTATATCTTCTTGTTTTGTATCTGTGTTTGGATTGTTGACATCATGTTCTGCGTCTTCCTTTGAAGCATAAATTACATTACTTTTTTTGTTTCTGTAAATTTCTTCTGTTGTGCATTGTATTTTTTTCATAATTTATTTTATACTCGACAAAAATGTAAAACACAAGAGAAATTACAAGTAATACAACAAAGATATAATTATGCCAAAAAATTACTTTTTTTGATTTTGTGAATTTTTTAAAACGTGTTTTATCCAAGCCAAACCACAACGCTGTATCGTGTGCCTTTTTTTACTGGCTGTACGGAATGTGGGTATAAGTAATTGCTTGGAAAAAATAAAATATCACCTGTTTTAAGTGCACATCCAGTCGATGCTTTCAAACTTGTTGGTTCGTAAAATACAACTTCGCCACCTTTATAATCTTCATTCAAATTCATAATTACAGAAATAGCTCTATTTTTTTTAGCACATTGGTCAGTATGACATTTATAAAAATTACCCTCCTCATATTTAAGTAGGTTTATACCTTCATACTTTAACTCTTGATTTATGTGACAGAAAGTTTGCGTGTATTCTTTTGCACATAAATTTAAAATATTATAAATGTAATTTATATATACTCTATCTTGTTCTACATTTTGATCTAGACCATACGTCAAAACATTTCTATTTTCAATGTCTAATTTAGTTTCACCATTTATAATAACACCAGCTTTATGTTTACATACTATATCCATATACTGAGTTAAATTTTTACACCAGTTTTTTGGTGCTTTTGCTTGAAATAAAAAAATAGCAGATGTAAATTTATCCATTAGAATCAGAACGATTTATTTCTAAGATAGCACAAGTACCTTTAAAAATATTACCACTAGCTGCTTGAAGTTGTAATTTATCATTTTCTTCCAATATAATTGTACCATCTGAAATAGACTGCGAGCTACCAGCATTGACTGTATGTTCTGCAAATTGAAAAGCTGTTGTAACAGAATTATCATATATGAAAGCTTTTATTTCGGTATTACCTGCACCAATATTAGCAACGTGAATATTTTGAACAATAGCTCTTGAGCCTGCTGGACAAGTAAATACATCTGTAACATCAGTTGTAGTTAAGTCAAATTGTGCGTTTCTATAAATATTAGCCACTTGAAGACCCCATAAAAAAAGCAAATCTCTCTGATTCGTTTTGTACATCTTTTGTGTAAGATGTATTTAATCTTTCTATAATTTGAGTAAGAGCTAAATTTATTAATCTTTGATTTTCTATATTATATTCCGATTTTGGTTCTGGAATAAAAGTTACTATTTTAGACATCTAAAGCTCCTATTACTATTAAAAGACACAAAACTATCATTATATAATCAAGCATTTTATCTCCTACCATCTAATTGAATATCTGCTTTAAAAGTACCATAACGCCAAGTTTCATTAGTATTAGTATTTTCTATTTTTAAATTAGCTGCTCTAGCTCTAGCTCTTGTATCGACTTTTTGTGTAGAATTATTTACTGTAAAGGGTCCTAAGCTGCTACTAGCTTCTGTGTCACTAGGAAAATCTTTTAAATTAATAGTTATAGTAGCATTACCTACTAAAGCTCTAAAATCTGGAATAAATCTTCTTATTTTGACAAAAAATTCACCAGCTCCAATATCTCCTCCTGTAATTTCAAAATCACCACTTTGTATTGAAGCAACTATTGGCGTGGATACAGCGTCTCCTGTTTTTTGATTGTTTCCTATTTCGTGTGCATACAATATAGATGATCCATTAGAATTAGTTACACCTTGTATAGTAGGAAAAGTTGGAGTACCTGTTAGATCATATTCTGTAGCATAAGGATTGTCAAAAATAGTTTTGTCATAATAGGTGCTTCTTGCAAGAGAACCAATAGTCCAAACACCCTCTAGATAATTATATGTTACTACTCTATCTATCTGAGATGAATTCGCTTTTGGATAAAACCAATTTATCTCTCCATAGAGGGAATTGTACCCAGCATATATAATATCAGAAGAACCAAAGTTTAAACCTAAGTCACCATCATCTGTAGTAGTGAATACAAAATCTTCAACAGAGCAAGGTATTTTTTTAACAGTACCATCATAAAGATAAAAACCTCCAGCTTGTCCCATCCAATACACTACACCATTTACAGCTACTATACCATGTTGTGATATAAGACCACAGTTGCTACCAACTTGTTGTATACCAAATGTAAAAGGTGGTCCAATAAAAGTCATAGAATAAGCAGACGTGTTGGTTAAAATTAAATTATAACTTCCTGCATTTACAGCACCTACAATTCTAGTTCCAGAGTCCAATCTAAATGTGCCAGCAGTGTTTGTTGATGTAGGTGTATAATCAGATTTGTTTTCTTGGTCACTAAAACGAATAAACATTTTATCTTGTGTATCACCCACTCCGATTGTGGTTTGAGTGCCTAAATGTATTACGTGCCTGTCTCTATCAGATACCATAGTCATAACACTTTGTTGAGGATTACTAGATATTTCAGTAGCTCTTGTTTCAAGAGCCGATGATGCTGATGGATTCCATTCAAATGATTTATTATTTCTTATGGTAGCTATTAACACCTCTCCAAAATTATCTAATGACCAATTACCGGGCTCAAGTGATACTTCTATTTCACTGGTTGCATCTCCCCATCCAACAAAAGATGTTGCATTGGTTACTGTAGCACCATCACTGTGTGCTGATCTATTTGAACCAAGCTGAGCTCTTGTTATACCAGTAAGATCATTACTAGACACACCAGTATAGGTAATTAATTCAGCACCGACTCTTATTGTACCACTTGTAGGAAATCCAGTTGTTGAAGCTAAAGTTATACTTGTTCCTGAGCCTCCTGTTCCAGCAGTGTCATCTAGCAAAGCTCCGTTAAGAGTAGACTGTACTAAATCAGCAGTTTCTCCACCCCATAAACCTGTTCCAAAACCATAACCTCTTGTCTGAGCAGAATCACCGACTCTTTTATAAGGATTAACGGAGGCACTACCAGCACTGCTCATACCAGTACCTGACTCATTAGAAGCCATGGTAATCGTAAATGTGTTAGTTTCTCTTGATATAATCTCAAATGTGTTTGTAGTAAAATCACTTGTAGTAAAACCAGTAGCTCCTCCACCTGGTAAAGTAACACTTGTAAAAGTAAATAAATCTCCTCTTTGTAAACTGTGGTTGGCTTTATTTACTGTCACTGTAGATGAACCATTTGTAGAGGTAAATGTACAAGAAGTCAAAGAAGTATCTAGTGGAGATATATCGTAAAAAGCTCCCTCATAATAAATAAATAAGCCTTTATGTGTGCCAATTGCTATATACTTATTTCCACTTAAATCTGCCCAAAGATGAATTGCTCTGGCAACTCCCACAAGAGAATTAGTTGTGTTTTGCTCCCAACCACCAATTTTTTCAGGAAATCCATAACGAAATCTTACATTGTCACAATCAATCCACTTTCCTTGAGCTCCAGTAGGTGTGACTTGTTTATTTATACCAGGTGCTATTTTTATGTTTGATAAAGTCATAATCTATTTTTAATTATATCATTTGGTATAGTATACTTTACTTTTAGGTTTCTTTCTATAGTTTGAGTAAAAAAATGATTTAAATTAAAATTTTTTAAAAAAAGTTCTTTGTTTATCATATAAGAGGAAGGACTTCTTTCTCTATGATTTAGACAAATTTGTTGTGTTGTAAAAGTATTTATATTTTTATTAACCAAAATTAAAGGCAGTTGGTCTCTGATGTTAAATTTAAGAAAAGTTTTCCACCAAGATGAGTTAGTACGTACAGTTTCATTTGAGTATTTTCTTATTAAAACACAACATAAATAACTTTTTTTTATATTTTTGTAAAATTTTTTAGTTATATTTTCAACTTGTTGTAAATTTATCAATCCTAATATAAACCAGTCGTAAAGCTCATCTAAAAAACAAGTGCGAAAAGGATGAACTAATGTAGAGTAATTTTTATACTGTAACATTTTATGTGAGAAATCTAATAAATGTTTATGTATTTTTACGTGAGAATCAACATAAACAGAATTTTTTTTAAAAAATAAATGAGAATTAATTTTGTAATATCTTTGTTGTTTTTTTTCATCTATAGTTTTTTTAATTGGTATTTTTATCCAAGGTCTTGGTAATCTTCTTTGATTAGTAAAAGCATAATAAGTAAATCTTTTGTCAATATATGGAGTAACAATTTGACTTGTGTTATTTGTTTGGCAAGTATATATTACAGTCATGTTTAAAAAACATATCACATCTGTTGACCAAATTCAAACTTATGCAACTACAATAACTTATCCAAGAACAGTCAGTATATTTCATGGGCATTATCCAGAAAAACACACTCTGCATAATTTAATTCTTGAAATAGATAATCAACTTAAAAATACTAAAGAAGAATATACTACTAATATATATGGAGACAAAACTGATTTTAATAGTTTTAATGATAATAAAGATTTTTTACATTTTATTAAATACGTGCAAAAACAAATTATAATGCACCCTAATGGCAGTGTATTTCATGCTTTTTGGGATAGATATGAATTAGAGTCGTGGGCAGTAAAAATTAAAAAACAAGATTACATTAGATACCACAACCACCCTTGTTGGCACTGTATTTTATATTTAAGTGATGGTGTAGATTTACATTTGCCAGAGTTAAATATAAGTATTACTCCAAAAATAGGGGACTGGTATGTTTTACCAAGTAACATTTTACATGGAGCTGAAAAAAGTAATAATGAAAAATGCAGATACTCTTTAATCTGTAATTTTCTAGATAAAGGAGACTGGAAAAGATTAAATGAAATTAAGGTATATTGAACCACCCTGTATGAATATATTTTACACCTTGTAAAGGTGGATTGCCTCTATGTACATACGGAAAGTGTGCTGGTGCAATAATTATTCTACCCTGTTTAGGATTTACTCTTTGTTTCATATGTAAAAATTCTGTTTCTCCTGCTGTAAAATCATCATTCAAATATATTATAAAGAATAAAATTCTTTTTATAAAATCCATTCTCCCACTGTGTTCTATATGCCAAATGTGATAACCCTCTCCAGGTTCTGTTTTTTGTATTTTTGTAGTGTCTATACGAAAATGATCGCCATAGTATTTATGTATTCCAGTCAACTTCTTGTAAAAATTAAAAGCTTGTATCAAATTTACAAACAAAGGTTTTAAATTTTCTTCCCATACTTCAACATTACTTCCGTCACACCCAAAACAATTATCTTTTTTTTTATCAATAGATGCAGCTTCTGTTACGAATCTATCGTAGGTTTTGTTTAATTTATTTTGATTATGATATAAATTAATAGCTTGATTACAAAAATCTTTAGGTATTAAATCATCAAAAATACCTATGGAATCTACAATTTTGTGTTTTTGCATTAATTAGAGGAATATGAAGTAGGTCTAGCTCCTAATCTAGCAATTTTTTCATCTGATGTTTCGCCATCCACATTATTTGCATCCCACGCACTCTGTATAGCCGATAAATGTTTTGCATCCCACTTGTTTTTAAATTGTGTCGTAAAATTACCCAACACTGAATCATCGTAAGCAGTATGAGGTGTAGTATCTCTATGCTCTACCTGATCGGTGTTTGTATCCCCTGTATATTGTATCGCCCATATATTTGAAAATTTACTATCACTCCAAAATGTGTCAAAAGAACTATCGGTAAACTCATACTTGTGACCACTTGGAAAATCATCACAATTTTTTATTATTGATTTATCTTCAAAAATTACTGTCCATTTACCTGTAAATGCCATATGTACTCCTAAGTTTTTATTATGTATATCACAGTTAAATAAGGTTGTAAAACAGAAGTTGCATCACCAACAAAGTTAGCACTCATATTGTGTGAATGACCTCCACCTGAACCTGCGTTACCAGTAGTCATTCCTGATCTTAACATAGGAGCAACATTTCCAGAGACTTCATCAGCAGGTTGACCAAACATCGGATGAGAATGAGAAGCAAGTTGAGCTGTTGACAAAGTTGCATTGGCAGTTGATCCAGCAACATTTCCTGTAGAAGTTACAGTGTTTGCTCCCATAGTTGAAGCTAATGCTTTGTTATTTGATTTTCCTACAGCTACATTATCTTGTAAATCTGGCAATCCAAAAGTAGTTGCGCCATCTCCTGACCCATACGTTGTTCCTATAACAGCAAACAAAGCTGAGTATGTAGACCTTGATACATTTGCCCCATTACACTCTAAAAAACCTGAAGGCACAGATGCAGCACTCCAAGGCACTATTACACCAGTATTAATACCTTCAATACCACTTAGATTTGCTCCATCAAAATTATATCTAGTTGCCTCATAATTTGCCATAATTATTTATCCTTATATGTCCATCCTGTTGTAGCGTTGCCTGAGTAAACTAAAGTAAAAGCAGCTCCCTCAGTGGCTACAACTAAATCACCTGCTGCACCAAGTATATTACTACCATTTCTTCCTACTGTTAAATTATTTGAATCAAAAGTTAATCTTTGATCATTGAAAGTAACTTCATCTCCAGTTGAAGGAGATGCAGGTAAAGTAACAGTAACTGCTCCACCATTTGTGTCCACAAATAATTGTGCTCCAGCTTGTACTGTCTCGGCTGCTGAAATCACTCTCCATTTTTTATACTCATTTGCTTTTTCAATATTTGTTCCATCTGAATATAAAGTATAACAATTTCCCTCACACAATAAAATACCAGTTCCACTTGATGTTTTAAAAGTTAAAGTATTTCCATCGTGATTAGTGCCATCAATCACATTATAAACTTTTTCTATACTATCTGGAATAGTAACTGTTCTATTAGCTGCAAGTGTTCCTGTTAATTTTATAGTTGCATTTCTTGCATTTGAAATAGTTGCATCGGACATAAGTAATCCGACATCTGCACTTGCTACATCTATTGATTCAAATCCTGCAACTGCTTGTTGTACTAAATTTAAATTTGTATTAGTTTTATCACCCCAAGTACCAGCGTTCTCGCCAGTCACCATTAATTCTAATTTTAAATCACTTGAAAATGTAGATGCCATATATTTTTCCTATGCTGCCGTTCCTACGTCAGTCCAAGTTACTTGCGTTCCTGTATCTATTTCTGACCATACTAATATGATAGTGTCTCCGACTGAAGTAGTCAATACCACACCAGAAGGAGATATAAAATTGTTTGTTACTACAGATGCCTCTCCAACTGCTGTTGTTGCACTTATTCCTGTAACTGTATAAGTAGATTTAAACGTGGATGTTCCTACAGCACCTGTTAAAGAAACACCTGTTACGGCAAAACTTGCTGTTGCTGTAACTGTTACTGAGCCAACATTACTTGTCACACTTACTCCAGTAACATCAACTGGAGTTTTCTGTCCTGTAAGTGGATTGCCAACAGCACTTGTTAAACCTAATCCATTTACTGTTTCGTTAGTATCTTGTTCTAGTGATATAGTTCCAAGTGATGTAGTTGCTGAAACTCCAGTAACTGATATCGAAGCTAGTCCTGTAATTGTCACAGAACCAACACTACCTGAAACACTTACACCTGTGACTGTAACATTTGCATCAGCTTGTATAGTGCTTGAGCCTACAGCACTTGTTACTGCTACTCCAGTAGCCTCTACAGAATATCTTTCACCCCAAGCTCTACCACCCCAAAGACCTCTTCCCCAACCTGTGTTAA